ATCAACATAATCTGGTATCGGTGTTACATAATACTCTTGTGGTTTTTTTAAACCGTATAATGCAGAAAATTTATCATATGGGGCCAGTTTACTATATTTTTGTTGCACAACAAAACCAAGTTGATCTGTTGTTGCAACATTATTACGTCTCAACTCTTGTTTCATATTAACAGCGGAACGTCTGAATGTAATAAGAGGTACGAGTGTCTTTCCCTTTTTATCTTTTAAATACCCGTTCTTTTGTATAGATGCCCATTTTTCAGAATTAGCATAAAGAGTCGGTACAGATATAAATTCACCATTGTCTTCCACTTTTAATTGCATTTTTTGATCAATATATGATTTGATTGCAAAATCAATATCATAAAGTGTTACACCCAAACTCCGCACTTTATCCTTGTCACGTCGAATTTGTTGATTACGTGCTTGTCCAAAATCAGTTCTTGGATTTTGTACGGAATTTGCATCGTCAATAAAAGAATCTCTTGTTCTTTTTAACGGTGGCTTTCTATATGGGGATGAGTTTTTCATTAGATATTATCCGGTAGATCGTTTTCATTAGTCCTGAAGGTGGCTCTTGTTTCCTCTATATGAATTCTTGAACGTCTTGTCAAGTGTGTGTTAGCTATGATGGAAATGTTATGACCCCATTTTTCAGTTGCAAAAGAATAATCGGGATTCTTACCACCAAAGTATTGATTTTCAAGAATACCATCGACTTCCCAATACTCTCCATTATATTCAATCACATCACCAACTTCAATATAAGTTTCAAAATCTTTTAGAAGTTCACGGATAAATCCAAAATCACAAAGTTGTGTGAAGTCTTGACCAAATTCGGTTCCTTCAAATGTTTGTTGTTGACGATTTATAAGTGCAGATACTTTAATCGGTTGGTGATAAACTTTCTTATCAGATTCATCATAAATGTTTGTCTTTGTATCATTCAATGAAAGTTTGTACAGGCCAATTTCGGTATCTATAATATCTACAATAAGTTCCATGTTGAACTTGTGAACTAATCCAGCATCTCTTTGCCCGTGAAATAGTGGCATTATTTTATCCTATATATATCTTTAGTGGAGTCGCATTCAGAGAAACACCCAGCGCTTCAACTTCTATTCGTTTAGCTTCAAGAAGTTTTGAACGAGTCATTGTGTCCAACATTGTTCTCAACTCTTCGATAAGAGCTTGTTTTTCTGTTCCAGCGGCTGCAAGTAAGTCGGCGGCATTAAGAGTTGTTTCTCCGTTTGGAATTGGAATAGTTCCATATTTACCACGAATATATCCCAACATTTCTTTTACAAGAGCAAGAGTATATCGGAATATCCATTGACGACCAACAGAATTTATCTTTGTATATTCCATTCTTTGATATGGAGCATTTGACATATCCGATACAAACCCAGTAACACCAGAACCACTTAGTGGTAAATACTTCAATGGGTTTGATCGTTCTTCCTTGACAATATAGTCAATCCAAAGAGTAAAGTCCCTAGTAGGAATCGGATGAATTCTTAACTTATTATTTATAATTTCAAATGAATATGCTGACTTTCGCATGAGGTCATTAAATTCAATTGCCTGAATACGAAGTAGGTCGGCATACATAGGCATCAACATAAATGACACACCTGTTGAATATGCACCGAAGCCGAACGTATCTAACATCGCCTGATTACCCAAGTATGGATCGTAGAATCGAGTAGATGCAGGTGGCGGGTAGTGATGTACTCTTTTGATTTCAATGGAACCAGTTGGTGCTTTTACATTTTTTATTAATACGTTTAGATCATATACTTGGGTATCAGTTGAAACAGAAATAGATGCGGAATAAAAATTAATATTACCATTGGTAAATGTTTCCGAACCATACTCGGTGGCCAATTGAACAAGACCACCAAGATTTGTTGAAATATTCTTATGAGTCAGATTATTGTCAACCGACGTACCCATGATAGATAACATATTCTGTTGAATATTGAACTGATTCACATGGTTGGAATACTCCGAGATGGCTTCTTCAAAACAAGTATAAAAGTTACCGGATTGTAATTCAACATCCACGAGAGGATAACCTAAACGTTTTGCACACCAATCGGCTACATTGTCTGCATCCGTTTGAAATGCCGCCTCATTATCAAAGAATCCGAACGGGGTGCTTCCTGTTACAAAACTGCTAGATCCCTGCCAGATTGGAATTTCCACCATTATATCTCTCCATTGTCATTATGTGTTTCTTTCAATATAAGTCCAATATACATATAAATATGTATCACCAACCGTTTACTTCCCCTCTTCAAAGTAACTCAATATACTATCAACTATCGGATGACGATGGTTTGTTTTTAGTTCGTATGCACCGAGACCAGAGACAGTTCCAACCATATTAAACAGGTGTGGAAATCCAGAATCTTTCTTATTCTTTAAATCAGTTTGTGAAATATCACCACAAATTAACATCTTTGAATTCATACCAAGACGAGAAAGAATCATCTCCATCTGTGATTTAGTTACGTTCTGAGCCTCGTCAACAATAACACAGGCGTTTACAAATGTTCTACCACGAAGGAATGAAATGGGTGCAATCTCAATTATATTATCGTTTATAAACTTATCAATCTTTGGTTTACCATATAACATATACATATTAGCGTGTATTGGTGCAACCCACGGATTCATCTTTTCTTTGATATCACCGGGTAAGAAACCGATATCTTCATTTGATACCGTTGGTCTTGTGATAATGATTCTCTCCACTTCACGGTAGAATAGGTATTCCAAGGCAATTTGTGTTGCCAGAAGTGTTTTACCCGAACCAGCTTTCCCCGTCAGAACCGAGATGATATCTTTCAGAATGTGTAATTTGACTTCTTTTTGTTCTCGATTTAAAGACAAATTAAACTGTATCTTATTCTTGATTTGTTTTCGCCCTTTCTTTATACCATTTATCTCTATCCCCGTAATTTCTTCCTCTATATTATATTCTTCATCATATTCTTCTGAATGTTCATTCATTCGCATAATCTCTCCTACAATAATTTGGAAAGGGTTTCTCCTATTACTTTACCGTCTTGTTTGAATTCTACATAAGAGTTTTCTATATTTTTTAGTTTATGTGTCCATTCAAATCCAACTAAACCAATTAAATCTGTACCTTGTGATATTGAATATACCACGGCAGTTTTTGTTCCTCTTTGATTAAAAAAGGCACGAGTCAAAATATCATCTATATCTTCTGTTACTGGAAATATACCACGTTCATTTTGAACAATGTCAACTAAAGAAGAATAAAGTGATATTGGTAGGTTCTGATATTCTTTGAACTCTGTGCTTACTCCTTCTTCGAGTGCCTCAAATGTTGTTGACAGTTTGTCCATTGATTTACCGGTTCCGTATTTACCACCGTTATGGCGTTGGAGTATGAATGCACGTTGGGCACTGTACTCACTTAGTTGTTGTTCAAGTACGGTCTGAACCAGTTTTGATTGCTTTATTTCACGGGTAATTTTCTTTTGTCTATACTCACCCCATTTGTATTTAAGGAACCAAGAAAGGAACACACCCAAAAGTGTGACTAAACTTGAAGCGAGTATTCTTGTTAGTTCTATATTAGAATGTAGTGTTTCCATATACTATAAATAGTTTGATAAAACAAAAAGGGCGACCGAAGTCGCCCCGTTAGTATATTATTTTCAACTTATATTAACCGATAATTTTTGATATTGCTGTAGATAAAAATTTGGTAATTCCCACTTCACCGGCCTTAACTGCCGTTAATGCACCCTCTACACCGGCAAGTGCAGTTTTTCCCTGCATAACTGCATCAACGGCACCTACACCAGAGGCAACTGCCAAACTACCAACAATTAACATATGAACTAATTTAGCAATTTGTTTTTGTTTGTCTGGTGGAAGTTCTTTGAAACCAGGAATTAATGTTAAACCTTTCATGATTAAAGAAATTATTTTATCATGCCATTTGTGTCCTGCCTTTTCTAGTTTATCACCAACAGAACCCTTCCCACCCATTGCAATAGAAAGAAATTTTACAGCCTTGCCAATTAATTCAATAATACGAGGAATAGCAACGGCAAGTGAAACTGCAAAAAGAACACCAATTTCATTTATTTGTTGTTCTTTAATGTTTCCTTCCACCAATGCCTCATTACGCCTACGTAGAGATTCATTTGCAACCTTTTCAAGTTCAGGTGTTTTTTTAAGAGCAGCCTTTACAAAATTTTCATCATCTGATTTCTTTTCTGCATCCTTACCAGCGGCAGAAAAATCAGTCATTGCCTTATTCATTGCATCTACAAATGCCTTCTCTACTTCATCCTCAACCTTTGGATCAATGTCTTCTTCATTCAATCTCCGTAAGGTTTCTCGTAAAACCGCTTGCATTGAATTATCTTTAACTAAATTTATCAGACGTATTGAATTTGACATTTTATAATCTCCATGATAGTATTTACTAGTTTGTATATACTATAAATATACAAAATTTGTGGTTTACGTGTAAAAAAAAGAGAGTAATTTTTCACTCCCGATTCCAAATATATTTTAAATTTCCCGTGTCCCAAACTTTCATATAGTTCATCTCGTCCATGATCACAGACTCTGTTTTTGATTTATCTGCACCCAACTTTACTAACTTATCTTTCTGTGTTATACTCATAGTGTTTTGTTTGGATGTGTGTTCTTATACCACCAACTGTTTGGATTGATCCACACAATTTACAAATGTGTTCTGTTGTATCTATTTTTCGCACATACCACCAAGAAAATAATTCTATCTGAACGTAACTATATGAATATACAAAAAATATAACTCAAATAAAAATGGGTGGTAGAAAACTCTACCACCCATTTATTTTACTTCTATCGTTTAGGATAGATTAGATGTCACCGAGAGAATCAATTTGGATCAAACCATAAAATTCTGGGCGAACAATCTTCTTAGCGTAGCGAGTCATGACACCCTTCCGTGGTGTAAAGTTCGTTGGATCATAGACCAACGGTGTCATCACGAGTGGGATATAAGGAGCATATACCGCACCTGTTTCGAGGAACTGTGTTCCACGGAAACCGATAAGAACTTGGTTCTCAAGCATATATGGATTCTTATAAACTGTGATACGACCATTCAGTTGGCCAACCTTTTGAACACCCATCGCAAATTTCATACCTTCACCGTCTACTGCGTAGCCTGGCATCGATTCGAGAATTGTTGCGACTTGTGGTGAACATACAAGGAAGTTAGCACCACCACGAAGTGTCTTCTGGTGAATTATGTTCGATACCTTTTGGATCTTGGTGCCAAGTGTTTGGAACCATGTCTGTTGGTTGTATGCCGAAGCTGCTGCTTGGTTTGTTCCATAATCACCGAATGTTGATGTAGCTGAGTCGAATACACGACCGATACGAGCTGACCATCTTTCTGTTGTCTGAGCATTCTTGATAAGCATATCAAGGATTTCGAGATCGATTTCTTGTGAGATATACTCGGAAAGCATCGATGTCAATTCTGCTTCAGCGTCGATTGAGTGGTAAGCATTAAGATCTTGTGCGAATTCAGGACTCCAAACTGCCTTTAACTTACGTGTCTTAGCCACGATTGACTCTGAACGAAGT